TTAAAGGTTTAGGTTATTGGACAAGAGCAAATCCAGAGATGGCGTTATTAGCCACCAAAGGTAAACCTCGTAGAATGTCTAGTAATGTAGATCAGTTAGTTGTATCGAATCGTAGAGAACACTCCAGGAAACCAGATGAGATATATGACCGTATAGAACAGTTACTTGAAGGTCCATATATTGAACTATTTGCTCGTACAAAACGTGATAAATGGGATAGTTGGGGTAATGAAGTAGATAAATTTTAACGAAACAATTGTTTCGTCATTGACAAATCCTGCTAAATATGATATAGTATGACTATGTACAAATATGAAAGATATACTCTAAAAGATACTTTAGAGAGTGAGAGAAAAGCACTCTTTAATGTACTATCTACTTTCGCTGGTGGTGGTGGTTCGTCAACAGGTTATAGACTTGCCGGTGGTAAGATACTTGCGGTAAATGAATTTGTACCAGAAGCTCAAAACACATATAGAGAAAATTATCCAGATACTTTAATTATACCTGGCGATATAAAAAAATTAACAGGAAAAGATTTCTTAGAAAAGATTAATTTAAAACCAGGTGAACTTGATTTACTTGATGGTTCGCCACCGTGTTCAGCGTTTAGTATGGCTGGTTCTGTATCACACGGTAAAGGTAATACACACGCAGACGCATTTGGTAAAAAGAAACAATATAGTGATATTAAAGGTGTAGAAAATGTTGAAGATTTGTTTTTTGAATTTTTAAGAGTGGCAAAAGAAATTAAACCAAAAGTAATCATAGGAGAAAATGTTGAAGGTTTGACAATGGGAGAAGCAAAAGAATACTTCCATAAGATACAAAATACATTTGAACAAATTGGTTATCTTGTTGTCGCTGATGTATTAGACGCAAGTTATTTTGGTGTTCCACAATCTCGTAAAAGAACTTTCTTTATTGGTGTAAGAGAAGACGTTGCTGATAAGATTGGTTTAAACTTTATGACAATGTATCAATTATATCCAGAAAAAAATCAAGCAAGAACTACATTAGGAGAAGCAATTAATGATGTAGTAAATGATGATGAAGAAGAACTTAAATATTTGATTGAGAAAATTGGTCCAGAAAAGGCTGTAGGTAAAACATTAATGAAGATGCCAAAAGATCCTGACAAAGTATTAACAGGTATGGATTACCACGATAAAGGGCATCACTTTAATTTAAAAAGAAGTAGTTTGAGAAAACCTTGTCCAACAATTACAGCAATGGGTAATCTTGCTGGTATTGCTGGTACGTGTCACCCATTAGAAGATAGAAAGTTTACTATTACAGAATTAAAAAGAATTATGTCATTACCTGAAGACTTTAAATTAACAGGTGAACATAAACAAAGATCAGAAAGAATTGGTCGTATGGTTCCACCTCTTATGATGAAAGCACTTGCGTCAAGTGTATATGAAAAAGTATTAAAACCATATAAGGAGTTAAATAATGACTAAGTTTACATTTGCTACATCAGAAGAAGGTTTTGATAATCATATTGAAAAGTCAGTACGTGGTTATACAAATCTTTGGAATGATGTTTTGTCTTTATCAAAGTATTTTGTTGAAGACTATACACACGTTGTTGATCTAGGTTGTTCAACAGGTAAGTTACTAAAAGCTATGATAGAACAAAATAGATATCATATACCACAAGTTAAATATGTAGGTATTGAAATTGAAGAAGACTTTTTTAAAGACTTTAAAAAAGATGAAGAAGAATACAGTCACTTACAATATTTTAAAGGTGATGTAAGAGAGTATGACTTTCAAAACTGTTCTTTAGTTACATCTATTTTTACTTTACAATTTATGCCACCAAAAGATAGAGAAGATACTATTAAAAGAATCTATAAAGGATTAAATAGAGGTGGCGCATTTGTATTTTCAGAAAAAACTTTTTCGTGTGATCCAAGAATACAAGATATGATGACCTTTATGTATTATGATTACAAAAGAAAAAACTTTACTGATACAGAAATACTAGATAAAGAAGTACAGTTAAGACATATGATGAAACCAAATACAAAAACAGAACTATACAAAATGTGTACAGACGCTGGTTTTGAAATACATACGTTCTGGCAAAACTTTAACTTTGTAGGTGTTATTGCTATTAAAAGATAAATATATGATAATGCCAATCAACAAAGCTGAATACAATGACTTAAAAGAATATTGGGACTATCAAAGAAAAGTCCAATATAATAGAGAAGTTATACATAGAATGGCAGAACAATTTGAAAATAGAATACATAATGAATTTGGAGCGTTGTCTTTAAATGATATAAAAGATTTACTTTGGTCCAGAATAAAATCTGAAGAATATGAAGACCCACATACTAATTGGATACCAAGTGATCCTACACTTAGATTTGAATGGGAACCCGATCCAAATATGCCTAAGGAATTACCAAAACCAAAGGGTAAACCTGTTGTTGTAAAGGCACGTGATAAATGGAAAGAAGACTTTGAAAAGTATATTAATGATGATAACAATATATAAATCTCACAATAATTATTTAACACATAGTTTTCCAGCAATAGAACTTGACAAAATCAAAAAAATATGTTATGATATAGGTATCAAATGGTATACAATATCTTACACGGAACAGGAGTATAAAGAATATGAGCGATTTTCTAAAGGACATAATTAAAGAAACAGGTAATGAGTACGCCTCACTGGTAAGTGATGGTGTTGATAGTGCAGACGTAACAACTTTTATTGATACTGGCTCATATGCTTTTAATGCATTGTTATCAGGTAGTATCTATGGTGGTATGCCAGGAAACAAGATTACAGCAATCGCTGGTGAAGCCGCAACAGGTAAAACATTTTTCGCATTAGGTATTTGTAAACATTTTTTAGATATAGATAAAGACGCTGGCGTTATTTACTTTGAATCAGAAAGTGCCATCTCAAAAGAGATGATTGAAAGTCGTGGTGTAGATAGTAAGAGAATGGTAATCGTTCCAGTTGCCACAGTACAAGAATTTAGAAATCAATCTATAAAGATTTTAGACAAGTATATCTCACAACCAGAAAAAGAAAGAAAACCTTTGATGTTTGTATTAGATAGTTTAGGTATGTTATCCACTACAAAAGAAATGGAAGATACAGCCGCTGGTAAAGAAACTAGAGATATGACTCGTTCACAAATTGTTAAATCAACATTTAGAGTATTAACATTGAAACTTGGTAAAGCAAATATACCAATGATTATGACGAACCACACTTATGATGTCATAGGTTCAATGTTCCCTCAAAAAGAAATGGGCGGCGGTAGTGGTTTGAAATACGCTGCATCATCAATCATCTATCTTGGTAAGAGAAAAGAAAAAGACGGTACCGAGGTCGTTGGAAATATCATACATTGTAAAAATTACAAATCAAGGTTAACAAAAGAAAACGCACAAATAGATGTCAAACTAACTTATAAAAAAGGGTTAGACAAATATTATGGTCTTATTGAACTTGCTGAAGAAGCTGGTTTATTTAAGAAAGTATCAACAAGATATGAAATGCCAGATGGCTCAAAAGTCTTTGGTAAAAATATTAATGATGAACCTGAAAAGTATTTTACAAAAGAGGTATTAGATAAGATAGATGAAATCGCAAAACGAAAATTCAGCTACGGATCAGAAGAAGAAACAGAGTAAACCTTATACTTTTGCTCAAAGAGAAGGTGATGACTTTACCTGTATCAAATTAGTTGAAGGTAAATACGAAGGTGTAATTTACAAATACAATCAAGTAAAGTTTGCACCTGAAGAAAACGAACAAGGGCAAATACCCTTAAAGTTTACTTATGATATTTTTCAAAATCCTGAAAAGGTTGATGTTGAAAGCCAGGACTTTAGATATTATATCGGTGACATATTAGTAGAATTAGTTGAACAACAATTAGAAAATGGAACACTTATCATTGACAAATAACGAGAGAATAGAAACAACAATCTTACGTAATCTTTTCTTTAATGAAGAATACACTAGGAAAGTTATACCTTTCTTAAAAGACATTTATTTTACAAAGAGAGATGAAAGACTTTTATTTACAGAAGTTAATAAGTTTATTAATGAATATAAAAATCTACCTACAAAAGAAACAATCTTAATTGAATTAAATGCTCGTAAAGATATTAACGAAGAAGAATATAAATCTGTTAAAGAACTTATCA